GTCTTTACATAATTCTCATCTGTCATGTCCATGATCAGCTCCCAAAGAAGTAGCTTGCGACTTCCCAGCCAATTACGCCCAAAGTGACATACACAAAGAAACTAAACCACCACCATTGCTTACGAAACCCTGTGATGCCAAGCAGCAGACCATCGAATGCGATCAGCATGATCAGGCCTACGGTGCGCCACAGCCCGGCAAGCACGCCTAAGTGGATCACTAACCCCGCCATTGATAACGCAAAGCAAGCGAGCGCTGAGTACGCCCACACAGGCTCTTCCTTCGTCCAATCACGCCACCGGGTTGATATAGTCTTACGCTTCCCCATCACGCTCCTCCTTGAAGTATCCGTTACCATCCCTGCGATCTTGAAACTCCTGAGACTTCCCGATGTTATAACTTGAGATAGGACGGTGATAGCCCATCACTCTGCTCCACACCTCACAGCGGGTACGCTCCTCATCCTTTAATGTCATTTCTTACCCCTCGTAGGATCCTGTGATTCTGAGAGAGCTTTCTCACCCTCAGCCATTGTCTTCCCGGTTTCAGCAGCAGCCTTCGTCATCATCATCTCTTGTTCCTTAGCTGCCATCTGCGCTTTGTTCTCCCGGATCTGTTGCACTTCCATGTCATCACGCAACACCTTGACCGGAGCGCCTAAGATATCCCATGTCTCATCGACAACGATGTCCAGGTTCACTTTGTCCATCACACTAGGATCACCCTGTGCCAGGCCGCCAATAAGCTCCATACCACTAAGAAGCGAACTAAGCTCTGAACGCTTCTGAGCCTGAGCGAGCTGACTCACATAATCGATCTCAAAGTTCGGGTTATCGATCAACGCATCAGGAGTAGGCGGTAAGCGCCCGGAGCGAGAGAGAATACCAATCGTGCGGATGATGACAGGGTTCAACACAGCACCCATGTACCTACCAACCGCAGGCCCTAACATCGCCATCTTCTCGTTGATGCGCTCCTGTACCTCCGGGTTCTGCATCTGTTTCGTGATATTCTCAAATGTCAGGAAGATATCGTTATACATAAGACTCTTCACTTGCTTCGTGTAATACTCAACCGCGGCCATCCCGGTCTTCGGATCACCAAAGTTAGCGAATGAGAATATGTCCTTAGCGCCATCCATCGAGGTCTTCTTGTAATAGTTCAGAGCGCGTGGATTGCTATTGAACGGCATGATGAATGCATTGTGTGGAACTGCCACAGGCGGGTCAGTCATCTTCATCATTGTCCGGAGATTAGTCTTTGCGATAGCGTTCAGCAGCCTAGCAAATGGCAAGGCCTTCATCGCGGGAGAGAAGCCCCAGGGAATGAATGGGCGCTTGTCAAACCGGTGTGTGAAACATGGCCATTCGTTGTAGCCGCCCTCTTCCATCACCTTCTCATTCTCGACATCGATCCATGTCGCGGCGATTGGCATGTTCGCTTTGTCGCTCCTTGTAACATCCCGGATCTCGCGGTTGTAGATATTGAGCAAATACTTATGTTTCTTGTTCTGATCGTGACCGTGGATCTCCTGGCGCTGTACTTCTGTGAGCGCCTCTTCACCCCAGCGCGTTGCAGCCTGGAATGATGTGTACTCAAACTCAATGAAATATTCAGCTATCCGGCCACGCGCATCCTCAACGATCGCGCATTGCGTAAGAGGCAGGGAGTAGAAGCGGGCGACATCATTGACATCGTCTTCTTCCATCAGGATCGATGTGCCATAAACCCCGCTCGACTTATAGTTCGGAAAGCTCGCCTCATAGAAATTGCTCTTATTCAGCGTGTGATAGACTTCATCAGCGACAGAGTCCAGGAAGTCTGATACATCCTTATTATCAAGGAGCCGGGGATCTCTTGAGCGTAACCGGAACCACTTAGCATTCGGAGGAGTGAGATAGTTCATAAAGCCACTCGCTAAGATGTCAGGAGCTTCAAGAGTAGTTGAGTCGTACAGCACATTCGTCTGTAGTTCAGTACCGGGATAGTACGCTTTCTGGGAGTCAGGACTCTCGATATAGAAGTAATCGTGCAGGTTCTGCCAGTAGCTCTCAAAGTTCTGGCGCTGACCCAGGACTTCTTTATAGCGCTTGATTTTATCCTTTGGTGATCCGTCCATTATAATCTCCCTATGTAGTTCGTTTCCATCGCGGTGAAGCCAAGCCTTTCATAAAGTCGCGCCAGCTTATCGCTCTTTGAGTTATGCATATAGATCATCACAAGCGCTGTAAACCCTCGCTCTTTCAGTTGTTCTCTCACTTGCTTAAACAGTCTCACGCCATACTTGCGGAAGCGCTTGGCAACATACCAAATGACCTCATGCCAGATCTTCTCATTGGAGCTAGGCGCTGTCACAGGCTTCCCGGCCATCAGTCCTTCCGCTCTGCCATCAATGATCACAAGGTACGCCTCATGCTTCAGCGCTTCAATCGTGCTATCCAGAGCTTGTTCGTTAAATGTCAGACCGTAGAGATCGAGTGATTCAGCGTGAAACTCTTTCACTAGCCGCTGCACATCATCGTGATACTTCTCTGAGTAGCGCGCGATCTCCATCAGTCGAACCTCCGGATGTAATGCATCTCAAGCGGCTTGAAGCCATAGCGCTCATACACCTTACCGATCCTACTACCCAGCTCATTCGCTAAATGCGCCATGATCACCGCCTTCACTCCCTGTGCTTTCAAAGACTTCATCGCTGCTTTGAGGAGCTTTACGCCATGCTTCCGGTAAGGCTTCCTCACATACCAGATCACCTCTTGCCACATCAGACCCTTCAGACCGAATCCATGCTGAAGCTGTCCACTCAGCAATCCCTCTACACGGCCATCGTTCAGCAATAGGAAGCTCGAATACTTCTGAGCATCTATCGCTTGATCAAATGTCTCATGGTTGATCTCTAACCCAAACTCTCCAAAGAACTCTGACTCAAACTCCTGCACCAGAGCGACCACATCATCGCGGTACTCTGGCTTGTACTCAGTCGTTATGATCATTCGCCAAGCAATTTCTTCCTTGCAACATTTGCTAACGCTTCCTGATCTCGCTGTTTCAACGCTCCCGCGTACCTAGAAGCAGACCGCGCTCCCGGCTTCTTTGTTCTTTCCGGCGCTGGAGCCGGAGCTGCTTGCTGTCGTGGTGCTGGCATCCCGCCGCCTGCTGCTGGTTTCGCTCCCATTCTTTTATCCCCCTAATAGTTTTTTGCGTACTACATTTGCTTCGTCTTTAACACCAAGCGGATTGGTCATCACGCTCTTAGATCGCGCCATGTTGCGCTTTCTCTCTTCAAGGATCTCATTGGCTTTCTTCGATGCATCCCCAAGCTTCGGAGCATCAGGAGCCTGCGGCATCTGCATTCCCTGGCTTCCACCTTGATCCTTCCCACTAAAGCCACCGGCAAGCGCGTAGCTCCCGGCTGCGACTGCACCAACAGCAAGAGCGCCTGCACCGAATGCGGCAGCACCGCCCCACATACTCGCTGATACGCCTAGTGCCACACCTATCGATGTAAAGACTCCCATTATTTCACCCCCGCATTGCTGAAGAGACTGTCCTCTTTGGCGTACTGTGGCTGCCTAGTCTGATACATCTCTTGCTGTTTGTAGTTAATCTCGCCAATCTGACTGATCGCCATCACTAGCGCATCAGCTAAGTTCGGAGACTTGATATCGAATTGCTTGCGCATCTGATCCTTACTGATCAAGATCTTGCGCTGGTAGTTATCATACTTGTACTTGAGTGTGCATAGCTCCCGGATCGTCTCTTCGTCTGTGATGCGGATGTGACCGTCCTCGACTAACTTCTTCAGCTTGTAGACATCGCGGGTGCGTACATTGCCGTATTGTTTGTCCTTCTCATAACTCAGCGGAAGATTCTTAAAGCCAACGAATTGATCAAGACCGCGGCCATGCCTGAGCGCATCAAGCGGCCCACCGCCAATACCGTCCTCATCAATGACTGAGCGATCAATATGCTCCCGGACAGCAGTCTCAAGGATGCGCCCGGATGTGTAATTGAGATCCTTATGATCCCATTGATCCTGATAGATCATCTCCCAATGTAAAGCTCCCATCTGCTGCACGATCACACACGCGCACCGGTCATCGCCATAGCGCGCGACATCAAATCCACCAAGTCTGAATCCATAGCCTTCAGCAAGCGTATGAGGGTTAGGCCCTGTATTCTTCAGCTCCCGGTAAGTGAACACGCTATCCTCTAGCTGCAGCAATGGCTCACCCTTCCAGATATGCAGATAGTCTTTCTCGCTCTTCACCATACACGCCGCGGCTTCGTCTTTCAGCGCCTGAGTGCAGAATGGATTCTCATCGTAATTGATATGCACATGGCAACAATCCTTACGACCCACTAAAAACTCATAGACCGGGTCATGCTCCATGTGCCTGTTCATAGTGAAATAGATCTTCGCTTTATCTTTACGAATAGTTGGGATCAGCACATCTAGTGTCTGCTTAGTGATCGCTTGCGCTTCGTCTATCCACAACACATCCACGCCTTCCATTCCCTGGATGTTGAATGCGCCTTGCTGCCGGAAGCCTCTGAAGTTAATAACTGAGCCGGTAGTCCTATGAATTATCTTTGTGGTCTGTATCTCATAAGCGAGATCTTCAGAGCGTATAATGTCGCAGAGGAGAGAGTAGACTGACTCTGATATGGAGTTTTGAGTCTCGCGACCGCATACCATCCTAAGCTTGCGTTGCTCCCCTAAGTAGAGGAATATTCGCGCCAGAGCTTGGGATTTCCCGCCGCCTCTCCCACCCTCTGCGAGGAAGTATCTGTAGTCATTAATCTTAAGAATGAACGGTCTGAGCGGTGCAGGCATCTGTAGGATGCGCGGCATCTCGATCATTAGTTCAACCTCGATGTAATATCCTCTCCCAGATCAAGCCGGAGAGGTTGTTCTTGTATCTTAATAGTCTGCATCATGGTATAGCGCACCTCTCCATCCAGCACCTGCGGAATATCCTTCTTAGCAAGCTCTAACGCGATCTTTATCTGGTTTGGTAGACTAAACTTATGGAAATTGTCATGTAGAAATGTCCAGCACTTCCCGATAAATAATTCTTTTATGTTTTTCTCTCGCTGTGTAATCTCAGCCATCTTCTTTTATCTCCAGAACTAGCGGCTTATAGAGCAGATCATGGATCCCCTCGATCGGCTGTCCGCTTAAGTTCACATCGAACACAAGCCGCATACTCTTATCCATCGATACAAGCGCTTTAACTTCTGCCTTCTTCAGTTCGACCTGCTTAATGATCATTTTCCTCCGTAGGGGCGATTAAGTTACAACTTATGCGCCCTCCCTATGTCAAAAAAAAAGGGAGCAGCTAGATATGTTATCAGGATATCTAACCACTCCCCTAAACCAAAGAGGCATCCCTCTCTAAAAGTATCCGCAAATAGAGAGTTCTACGCTATAAAGCCTCTCACAAATCTACAATTTTGTCAACACTTATCTACAAAAATGTTTACTACAATTATGTATACTCCTCTCCGTCCGGAACCATGAAATGCCCCTTGCGCGATGTCGTTATTACCCCGGCTGTGAAGTTCCCACTATCCTTATGCACGCTCCACAGGAACCCATTACTCCATCTGTTAGGCCTGCCCTTGCCATACTTCATAGCTTTAGTGCAATAGCACGGCACAGCGAACCCCACGAACTCATCGTCATCAATGTCAGAGTGCGTAGTGAAAGTCTGCCGTGTATGATGATGCCAGATCGCTATAGACTTATAGCTTCGCAGTACAGCCTGCTTAGCCGGGAACATCGTTCCATACTCATGTCCATGTCTAAAATAAAG